GTATAAGCAATGCTGGGATTTACAATGAGCTTAAAGAACGATATCCAGATAGAGTGGAGATTATTGAGTTATGAAGATCACTATGGAGATGACTCCAGAAGAGTTCAAGGAACTATTTGTTCCTGGTGATAAGCAGACAGAGTTTATGACCAAGACATATGATGCATATGTTGATATGATGGCTAAGCTAACTAAAGAACACATTGACCCATACAACTTCTTTAAGGCTAAGAAATGACAGATTTAGAAGAGAAGATTGTAACTAAGAAACGGTTTAGTGAAGCGGTGGAAAGGTTAGTGCGTAGCAAGAACATGCCATGGATGGATGCTGTTATTGCTATTTGTGATGAGAAGACTATTGATCCTTCTGAGGTCAATCGATTGCTAACGGATAGCATTAAACAGAAGATTGAAGCAGAAGCGATGAAACTTAACTTGATTCCGAGGGGCAATGAGCTACCGTTTGACTGAGAGATTTACTTTGGATCCATTTGAAAGCTACAAGTTATACCAGGCGATGAAGCTACACTTTGAGAGTGATAGCTATGACGCTCCGAAGTATAACTTTAAGACGAACGTCAAACCTCAGGCGTTCTTCAGACGGAGGGACAAATATTATTTTGCTAAGCTAGCGAAGGAGTATCCGAAACAAGATCAGCTTGTTGAGTACTTCGTTTCACAGTTCGCTTCTGGCACTAAATGGGTTGGCGATATGATCAATGAGGAAGGTGAAGCCAACTACCGTCAGTGGAAAAAGCTGACAGAAAGTATTGGATATGAGTTTCAAAAAGATATAAGTACTTTATGTACAAGGTGCGAAGTGGATCAATTAGAATTCGATGACCTCTTGAAGGTCAGAAATAAACAGCTGCCACTTGCTGTTACCTTGTACAACCGCGGTGAAGTTAGTCTAACAACTATTGTGATACTTAACCAACTTACAGGCTTTTTGCATCATGCAAACAAAGCAATTACGGAGACGATCGTCTGGCCGGAACTGTATCGCAGATTTGTTAAGTTAGAACCCTTCGTCAAGGTAGACTTAAAAAAAATGAAAAAAACTGTTGTCAATACGTTTAATATACTGTAATATACACAAACATACTAATACATACAAACATACAAGGATATACATATGTCATTTGCAGACCTAAAGAAGCGTTCAGCTTCAATCGACGCTCTCGTATCAGCAGCTGAGCAAGCTGGTGGTGGATCAGCACAAGCTAAGACTCAGTCTTATGTTGATGAGCGCATCTGGAAACCAACTGTCGATAAGGCAGGTAATGGTTATGCCGTCTTACGTTTTCTCCCAGCTACAGCGGGTGAAGACCTCCCATGGGTACGCTATTGGGACCATGCATTCAAAGGTCCTACTGGTCAGTGGTTTATCGAAAGCTGCCGTACCTCTCTCAATAATGAAGCATGTCCAGTTTGTGAGTTGAACTCCAAGCTATGGAACTCTGGTGTCGATGACGATAAAGTCACCGTACGTAACCAGAAGCGTAAGCTCCATTATGTTGCTAACGTCTTAGTCGTTAGCGATCCATCGAATCCACAGAATGAAGGTAAAGTCTTCCTGTTTAAGTTCGGGAAGAAGATCTTCGATCAGATCATGGATGTGATGCAACCTCAGTTTGCAGACGAGGATCCTATCAACCCATTCGACTTCTGGGAAGGTGCGAACTACAAGTTAAAGATTCGCAATGTTGAGGGATATCGCAACTATGATAAGTCCGAGTTCGAATCTCAGTCCGTACTATTAGGAGGGGACGAAGATGAGCTCGAGAAGCTCTACAACTCACAGTATTCTCTGAAAGAGTTTGTGGACCCTAACAACTATAAATCTTATGATGATATTAAGATCAAGTTGGCTCGCGTCCTTGGAGAATCAGCTCCTATGACTACAGCAGAACAAGTATCATTAGATACTACTGCTCCAGCCCCGTCATTCAAACAGGAGCCCGAAATTCCTTTCGAGCCTGATCTGAGTGAGAGTGCTCATCAGGATACTGATGACACATTAAGTGAGTTTGCATAGTTGTCGAATGACTATTAATTGAGAGGGGGCGAAATCACCCTTTTTTATTTGTTGTTTAGACTCC